GCGACCGGGCCGCCGGCTGCGCGGGCACCACCGAAAGCCCCTACTGAGAAGGAAGGGCCGCCAGCACCGAAGAAACTGCTGAAGTTATCGACCCCTCGCGGGAATATGGTGCTTCCGCCGGGCAGCAGGCTCTGTGCCAAGCCGAGGATTTGCATCTGCAGCCACTTGGAGATCATCTGGGCTGCCATGTCGGCAAAATGATCGGCTACCGACTGGAAGAAGTTGGCTAGTGCTTCTTGGGCAGTCATCGTGCCAGTGATGACGCCTTTCAGTGAGGTGCCGAAGGCGTCGCCTATACTCTTGGCGGCTTGGATTACTTGGTTTTCAACTTTTACGAGTTCCTCTAGTTCGGTTTTTAGTAAACCGATCTGTTCACCGGTTACGCCACCAGTAAGTCCTGGCATCAAGTCGATGTCTGTGCGAAAAGCGCCTGCTCCTCCGGCAGCGCCAGGTGTGTTACCGAATGCAGCTTCGCGGGCTTGTCGAGCTGCACGAGCTACAGAATCAACAATACCGAAACGCTCGCGGTATATCTTGTTGAGCGCTTCTTCTGTTTTTAATTGTTCTTCTGTCTGGTCAAACTCGATTAGCTGCATACGCAGCATAAATTCAGCTTGCTGGATGCGGCCAGCATCAAAATCTTTCTGTACTTTTGCACGCCGAATGCCTATTTCTAGGATGCGCTGGTCCGAAGCAAGTTCAGCTAAAGCAACATCATCTTGATCGGCGCGAGCGCGGATTATATTTTCTTCTATCTGAAGTACTCTGTCGCGAATACTGATTTCTTCGCGCAACTGCTTTAGCACTGCTTGAAGGCGCTGCGCTTCTTCGGCAGCTCTGTCTTTTTTAGGTTTTGATGCCTTACCTGCTGACGGCGGTAACTGAGAAGGGGCGGCGAAAGGTTTTAGGGGAGGAAGAGCTTGACTCTTTACGCGAAATTCCGGTTGTTGCTGTAAAAGTTTTACAAATTTGTCCGTATTAAAGCCGAACCCGAGCATACCGGGACCTGCCTGTTTTTGGAGTTCTCGTGTTCGTTTTTGTCCTATAAGTTCGACAACACCTTGTGTACCAAACGGTAATTGCCCTTGTTGCACCGCTTTCACTGCTTGCGCTCGCGGACCAAAAGCTGCCCGATCAATAAGGGATCCTATCTGAGCAACAGCATTAGCTGCAATATTTGTTATGTCCGCTAAACGTTTTACAAGCCAATCAAAAGGAGGAGTCAATTTTACTACAATCGTGCTTGCAATGCTTCCGATTGCACGCGCCAAATTATTCCAAGCGTCTGTGAGGGTTTCGACAGCCGTTTTATTTTTAGTAGTAGACTCTGTACCCTTATTACCCAAGTCTACTAAAGTGTTAATTAAATCCTGAACGGAAATTTTTCCGTCTTTTGCCATCAAAAGAATACTATTGCGATTTGTTTTATACTTTTCTGCTAAAGCACTTTGAATATCTATACCTTGATTTTGTAGTTGATTAAGTGTAGCTTGTGTTACTTTACCGCTTTCTAGTGCTCCGGTCAAGGCATTTGTAGTTTTTGTGATATTCCCGCCAAACTTTTCGGTAAGAACACTTATAAGCTGTATAGCTTTTGCTTGGTCTTCAATTGCTAAACCAACACCGCGTATATTTTGAACAGCCTCGGTAAATTTATCTGCATCTGCCCCGGCTAATTTGAAAGCGGCCTGTAGTTGTAGTGTCTGCTGTGCTGTAAAACCTATGTCTCCGGCTAATTCCTTAATTTTATTGCCTTGTTCAGCAATACCACCTAGAAGAGTGCCCAACAGCGAACCTGCAAAACCGCCTCCCGGCCCTAAAAGACCTCCGGCGATGCCTCCTATTGCACCACCTGCTGCTGCACCTGGTCCTTGACCAAACAGAAGAGGGAACGAGCCGCCGATAATACCTTCGCTGATGGCACCCCGTATTCTTTTGCCCCTGGCTTGCTGTGCCGTGGTTCTTGCTGTTTCTCGCTCACGAACACTAGCGGCAATGCGTTCAGCCTCGTTTATTGCCTCTGTTGCTCGGGCTTCTTGTTGACGTTGCTTAAAACGTCCGCTTTGAATAGTGTTTAGACGGCGGTAATACTCAAAATCGCGTTGAGATTGAGTTTGCAGACCTTTTGCGGTCCGAGCGAGATCGTTTTGAGCCGCAGAAAGTCGAGTAGCCTGTTTTTCAGCTTCAGCAAGAGCATTGGCGTATAGTTTTACCGACGCTGACTGTTTTTCGTAACCACCTGCAGCTACTTTTACGTTCTCTAAAACTGTGCGGAATACGTTTGCTTGTTGGACTGCACCGGCAAAAGTATTAGAGATTCGTTTATTACCATTCTGTACGCTGCGGGCAAAATCGTTGATCGGTTTGATAGCTAGGCGAATTGAGTCGCCCAGCTTTCCGCCGCCGGGTGCAAGTAAATTTAGTGGTTTTAGATTCTGGCTTAAGTTATTTAAGCGTTCAACAGATGCTGTTACTGCGTTCAGGCGCGACGCACCAGCAACAGTGATGTTGATGTTGGCGTTGTAGTTGGCCACCGGCGCCTGAATCCTGTTTTACCAGTGTACGCGAGAAAAAAGCCGCCGGGGTTAGTGGCGGCGTTTGGCTTTGTCTAGCTCTTTTTGTTGGTCCTCGTTAAGGATCTGGAAGTAGGCGCTCCAGCCGATCAGTTCTTCGACGGTCATTGAGGCGCGGACCTCGCGTAGGGACTTGCCTAGCTCTTTGGCGACTCCGAACTGGAGCATGAGCCAGTTGTCCTTGCGGAGTTCGGCGCTCAGCTCTTTGGGTCGATGGGCTCGGCGTCGTCGGTGATGATGGCCAGCATCAGTTGCTGGAGATCCTTGTCCTTGACTTCGTTCTTAAGGACGTCGATCTCGCCAGCGCTGAAGAGTTTGGTGCCGGATTCGTCGAGGGCCTTGGTGATCAGCAGTTGGAGGGCGAAGGCGTTGGCGTCGTCAGACTTGGCCTGCTTTTGGGCGCGTTCGCGTTCGGCCATGGTGAGAGGAGTGACCCACAGCTCGAAGGTGCTGCCGTCCGAGAGGTCGACGGTCTTTTTGACGGGCTCCAGGTTGGCGGCCTTACGAAGGCGGTCAATGGCGCGGACTGGAACAGGCATACAACGAGAATGTTGATACTTCTAGTGTAGCGGAGTAGACAGTAAAAAAGCCCCGCGCAAGCGGGGCCTGGTGTTTGTTGTGTGATTTCAGCTCTTGCTGAAGTCGAAGGTGGGGGTGCCAGCTGGGCGGAAGTTGACGGTGACGGACTGAGCGTCGTCGGGGTTGATGTTGAGGCTGGCGGAAGTCAGCACGGCATCGAAGGAGATCGAGCGGCTGAGGGTGTCGCTCAGGGTGCCGCCGCTGAAAACGCGGTCGGTGTAGAGCTTGAAAGCGGCGCCATCTTGTTGGCGCTGCAGGACGTCCTCGATCATCCGGTTGGAGAGGGCGGCGTCCTCGTTGGTCATGTAGACCGTCGCGGTGCCGGTGCCATCGCCAAAGCCGCTGATGTAGGTGCGGAAAGGCACGTACTGACCAGGGGTTTGGCCGATCGTGGTGACGTCGATCTCGGCGCGGCTGATCTCGAAGCTCCAGTCGCGGACTTGGCCGACAACAGCGAAGTCGGCGTAGGCGACTTGGAACTCGTTGGGGGCAACGGCAGTACCGTCGTCGGTGATGTCGACGGAAGCGCCGCCGGCAGTAGCCGATACCTTCAGCACACCGGTGCTGGCTGTATAGGTGATGACGTAGTAGGTGGTGCCAGCAACCAAGCCGCCGGGGACGGTGCCGGAGCCCGAGCCACCGGTTTGGCTGTTGACCACGCTGAACTTGACGGGGTCGCCGACTTTCAAGTTCAGAAAGGTCTGAACGACGATTTCGTCGCTACCGGCAGTAACGTTGGCTTCACCGAAAGAGCCGGTGGTTCCAGCGGGCTTGTAGTAGAGGGCGCCGGACGTGCCGGACAGAACGGTGGTGGCCATAGGGGCGTACCAGATGGATATGCAGTGGGGCGGGACACTGCCCGGCTCTTACAAGAATAGCAACAGTCTTTAGCTCAGGACTGTTGCTACCCAGCTTGTGTCGATGCGACCCACGAAATGTGGGGCGTCGTCAGTTGCAGAAAATGTCGGTCCGTTTATTTCGCCAAGGCGGAAGAAAACGCCGCTAGATGTTTTTGCAGCAGCATTAAGTGTTTCTAGGACGTTTACGGCAGTGGTGATTAGGGTTTGGTTGCGGGCGGGACCCCTACCTTTTTCCGTAAATACGCGGATAACAAGGGCGCCACGTGCGTTATCAACGCTAGTAGTAAGCGTGGGTTCGTTGGTAATGCCGAAAGTAACATTGACCCGGACGTATTCAGTGGTTGTGTTAGGTGGGACGGCCGTAATGTTGTCGAAGTAGACCGGGACCGCCGGCACCAGCGCGTTAAAAGCGGTCAGTAACGGATTCTCGACGGCGGCGCGGATGGACTGGTAGTTCATGCTTGAAATTCAGCTTTGACGCCGCGTTCGAGGGCTTTTTGCATTTTGCCGCCTCGTGCATAGGTTGTATACCAGTCAAGAGGTGCTGTGGATCGGTTGTCAGATCCGCCCGGAATTTTTGGTCCGATGTCGCCTCGGCGGCCTCCTTCGGGTCTAGTGCCACGGAAGATAACGTCGCCCTCTGGTTCGTAACCGGGGTAACGGAACCCATCACTAGGCGCGACTAGATCCATAGCCACCATTGCATAGGGGGCGCGGTTGCCGATGATGAGTTTTGTTACTCGTTCCATTTCCCGCTTGGTGACCGGGAGTTCGGGGATGTCGGAAAGCCTGTACGGATACTGACCGGGGATGGCTGCTCCAACGCCAGGGGCGTAGGCTTCCCAGCTATCGCGGAACTCGCCGCCCCAAACAGGACCTGCTTCGGCGAGGTCGTTCATGATGTTGCGGGCGACTGTACGCACCGACTTATTCAGCTTGGTGCGGAGGTCGCGTTCCAGCTGGGATAGAGCGGCCATTACTGGGGCCTCGCTATGACGGTGTGGAGCACGGGGTTATCGCCTCGGTAAGTGGTGATGTTGATGATTTTGGCTTCGCGGGTTACACCGTCTTGGCTGTATTGGATACGGTCGGCTTCGGTGGGGTAGTAGGTGCCAAGCTCCTCTTTACCGAAGATGACCTTGATGTCGGTGGTTTGGTAGAGCCCTTCGGATTCGCGTGGGGTGAGGCGGATGATTAGAGCTTTCATGCTGACGTTGGTATCAGCGCCGGTGACTGCTCCAGTAGTTGGGTTATACGTGCGGGGTGTGGTGGTCTTGATGTACGTGATTGTTTGGCCCCAGTCGGAGAGGAGAGAGGCCGGGATGGCGCCAAAAGTGTCGTCTATCAGGCCCATGTCAGCCTCGGAAGGCGCGGAGTTGGAAGCCGCCGGCGCCGCCGATCGTGTAAGCGCCTAAGTATGCCTGTAGCCAGGGGTAGACGTCGAAGACATTGTTGATCACGCCGTTGGCTTGGCCTTCTTTGTACTGGACTCGCAGTTCGCCAAGTTCGACTTCTTTGTACAGCTGGTCCGGGTCGTTTTGCGTATTGGTGATGGCGTCGGTGTCGTTTGCCAGTTCACGCGCCAGTTCGTAGGTGGCGAACTTGATTTCTTTCGGGATGACGTTGCAGACCAGTTCGACGCGGTCGATCAGCCAGTTGTTGCGGGGCCACTTTAAGGCCTGGCCGTTATCGCAGCGGTCGCCGTAAAAGTTCAGGCTGTCGATCCAGCGCGTTGCCGAGATCAGGGCGCGGTTTTTTTGGTCGGTCGTTTTTGTGGTCCAGGTGGCCGAGTCAGGAATCGTCTCGAAGTAGGCGTCAGCTTCGGCCAGCGTTACGTAGCTGTTGGCCGAGGCGGAGCTAAGAGTGGCGTTGATTACTGCGGCCACTGGACAATTTCATGCTTTGTTCCAGTGTAGCGGCAATGAAAAAGCCCCACCCGAAGGTGAGGCTTGAGGGTTCTGGTGAGCAGGCTCAGGGGATGAGGCTGGTGTCCAGGGGGCTGTTGACGATCAGTTCGACGATCGGGATGAGGTCGATGTCGTAAGTGGCTTGCCACTTGGTGCCGTCGGACAGATTGGCGTTGGTCGGGTTGTCGCTGGCATCGTTCCACTTGGTGCCCATCACGTGGAAGGCGCCGTGGTAATCGACCGAGAGGACGTCCTGCTTGGACAGGATGTTGCGGTCGGCCTCGATGCGGAGGTCCTGCTGGACGCCTTCGAGGATCGAACCACCCTTCATCAGGTAGCAGCGGAACTCGCGGACATGGCCGGAAGCACCCGGGGCTGCGGTGTTGACTTGAGGGTCGATGATCACGCGGCAACCGGCGAATTCGCCGATCATGCGGGCATTGACGCCCACACCGCCGCCACCCCAGACGACAGAACCAGAGGCTGCGAGAGCGCTGGTGCTGAAGGTCAGGAGGCCGACCTGGTACAGGTAGAAGCCGACCGAGGGGTGGACAACCAGGATGTCCAGCTCGTCGCCACGCTCACCGAGGAGAGCGCGGGCGCGGGCAACGGCAGCGCCGGTCAGGTAGTTGGCTTCGCCTTGGCCGCTGGCAGCAGCAACGGCGAGGTCAACGTGGTTGCCGCCAAGGGCACCAGCACCGGCGGAGAACAGGCCGTTCAGTTGGCTGAACAGGCGGGCGCTGTTCAGTTTGTTGATGGCGTCAGCCAGCTGGTTGCGGATGTGAAGCATGGGGTCTTCACCAGCGGCCAGCATGGCCACGTCGTCCACGGCGTACGCGAAACCGCGATGGCAGATGGTGGCGACTTGGGTGCCGGTGCCGATCTTTTGGGGGGTCAGATAGCCGGCGTTGCTGGTGCCCCAGGTGGCCGTCCCGTTCATGATCTCCTCGGTCGGAGCCACGGGATTGAACTCGGGCACTTGGATGCGGGTGCCGCCTTCGCGGGCATCCAGCAGCGAGTTGCGAACAACGGCGCCGCTCTTGATGAAGAGCGAACGCTCTTTGATCGCCTCAGACACATAGGTGCTGAGGTTATTGCGCTTGACGATGTCCGCCAGAAGGACACCGCCGGAATAGTTCTGGAAAGGAGCAGCCATTGGGCCTCCGAAAGGTCAGGGGGTTTGCGTCCCAGTCACAGACTTGGGTGGTGGTGCCTCACTGAGGCTTAAAGACCGGCTTCCCTCTTCAGCACTGCTGCGAGTTCAGGGTCTTGGGCGGACAGCATCATCTGCTGCGTTAAGTTAATACTACCTTCCTTCCAGGGGTTGTTCATACCTGGGGCGACGGTAGAGGTGGGGTGGGGCTTGGCGCCCATTCCAGCGGCAGAGCTGGGTTTGAAGTGGTGCTCGAAGCCGGAGCCTGGGTTCTTCAGGTTGCTTAGATATGCCTGAAGGTCTTGTTCCACGCCGCCGTTGAGGACAACGACGCTGCCACCTTCGTTTTTGCGGAGGTTGTTTTGCAACAACATCAGCATTTGCTCGGCGTTAATTGCGCCAGCTTGGCTGATAGCCGACATCGCCGCTGTGCGCATTGTTGCGGCTTCGTTAGACGTGCGAAGGTCCTCCAGTTGGCGGTGGAGTTCGGCGATCTGCGTGTCTTTTTCTTGGGCGGTTTTGTTGGCTTCCTCCCAGAGATCTTTCCACTGGCCTTGGTCTTGGAGGACCTTCTTGCGTTGGTCGTCCTGTTTTTTGTAGACCTCGTCCAGCTTTGCCTTGATGCCTTGGAAACGTTCGTCGGCTTCGGCCGCTTGGACCTTTAGGGCATTGATCTGGGACTCGTACTCAGCCTTGATGCCCGAGACATCAAGAGTGGTTTGAGCGGTGTCGGCTCCAGCCACAGGCTGGGTTGGAGTCGCCACGGGCGTCTCCTGGATGACTTGCTCTTCCATGCGTTAGAACTCGGGGGTTTCGGTAGTGGGTTCGACGAAAACAGGCTCGCTGATGGCCTTTTTCGGGGCCCGGCGAGCGGGTTTTTCGGGTTCAGGCTTTGCAGCCCGCGCAGCTTCGTCCATCTCGACCATTTCCCAGCGGAAACTGCCGTCCGGTTGCTGCACGTAATCCAGGCTCTTCACCAGCGGACTGTAAATAGTGCAGTTCTAGTCTACAACAAAAGAAGATTAGGTAATCGTTGCTCCAACGTCGTCGATGTTGGCCGGGGACAAATTCACCCACGCGGTGCCGGTGTAGCCCTCGAAGGCGCCAGCGCTGGTGTTGAAGCGGATCATGCCCGTGGCTGGGGTGTTCGGGCGCTGTGCGGTTGTGCCGGTTGGTAGTTGGATGAACTGGTTTGTTGTAAGAAAGCTGGAGTTCAGGGAAACAACGCCGTCGCTGACTGCGATGCCGGTGCCGGCGGTCACAGTAGCGTTGCTGCCGGCAGGTCCTGTAGCACCAGTAGGGCCGGCGGGGCCTGTGGCACCTGTAGCGCCCGTTAAACCTTGGGGACCTGTCTCGCCTTGTGGGCCCGTGGGGCCGGCAGGGCCTGTTTCGCCTTGTGGACCTGCCGGACCGGTCAGACCAATTGGGCCTTGTTCGCCCTGGGGGCCTTGAGGACCTGTTGCTCCAGTTGGGCCGGTTGGTCCGGCGTCGCCTTGTGGACCTGCAGGTCCCGCAGGGCCGGTTGCACCAGTTGAACCTGTTGGGCCGGTTGCGCCGGTTGGGCCAGCGGGTCCGGTGGGGCCGGCAGGGCCAGTAGCGCCTGTTGGTCCTGCAGGGCCTGCGTCTCCCTTGGCGGCCTCTGCTTGGTTGCCGCTGATTGTTAGTTGCGTGGTGCGGAGGCGGCCATCTGTGTCTTTTGTGCCAAGTGCAACGGGCTCGCTAGGCCAGCCGTTGCTGGACTTAGGGCCGTAAAGCTGTTTCGTGCGGCGGTCGATGTACCAGTCGCCGGAACTGCCCGTGTCGTCTGGGGGACCGTCGCCGGATAGCAGCGTCGTGAGATTTTTGAGTTTTTTGCTGAGTTTGACGAGCGCGGTGACTTGGGCCAGCGTCAGGTAGTCCTGTTTGGTGGCCATCCCGTCAGCCCATCATTGCTTGAATTAGACGCTCCATCTGGTCGGCAGATATTCCGTCGGAGGAATTTTCTTCCTCTTCTTCGCGGGCTTCTTCCTCTGCAGACTCGGTGGCTTCGTTATCGCCGTCCATCGAGACGCCAGCTGATAGGATTTCGCCTTGGCGCAGGATGTCGCGGAACTCTTCGCGGTCGATTACCTGCTGCGTGAACAGTGTCGTCAGGGCGGTAATGTCTTGGCCGATCAGGCGGTCGATGTCGAAGTCGCGGCTTACGTAGACCTTGGGGGGCTCCAGCTGGAGGTAGTTGGCGGCCAGGTTGAAGGCGCCTTGCAGCGTTTGCTGTAAATCCATCGAGACCATCGACAGCATCGAGTTGGTGTCGACGCGGTCCAAGCGGCGGGCGTCGGCAGATTCGGCGACAAACTTTTGCTGGCTCAGAGTGCTGATGCCCAGCGTCGCCATCTGCATCTGCAGTTCTTTTATTTCGTTTGACTGGGCCTCGAAAGCGCTAGACGCAGGCTCCACGTAATAAGCCTTGTTGCCGGGCTGCATCGCCAACGCATAATTAACGCTAATGGCAAGGTCCTTGGTCTGGTCGTCCCAGCCTTCGAGGACAAGCATGGGTTGGCTGGCGACATGCAGGCTGTGGATCAGGTCGGCTTGGCGTTGGAAATGCGCCAGGTTTAGGTAGGCGATGTCCAGTAGTGGGGGTTTGCTGACCAGCGTGTCGGTCTTGTTCGAGTAAAGGGTTACGAGGGGGATTTCGCCCAAACTGTAAGCGCCAGTTTCAACTAGCTCGTAGTTGCCGCCCGTGGGGCCTGTTACGTCAAACGAGTTGGGGTACGGCATTTGGCCGTACATGTCCTTGCGGCTCTCCAGTTGGCGGTAGATCTCGTAGCGGCCTGGCTCGATGACGCGGATCTGGTCGTACACTTTTTCGCCGAAGCGGCCGTCGGGGACGATGGCTTTTTCGGCGATTCGGACCTGGATGAGCTTGCCGTAGTTGACCTCGCGGTCCAAGCGCCAGCCGTACACATTCTGCGGGTCGACCTCGATCCAGTACGGGCGGCGGTTTAGGGCGCGTTCTTCCGCCAGGCTGCGGGCGCCAGTTGGGGCTGGGAAATCGACCAGTGTGTGGCAGTGGCCGTAGGTAAGGGCGCAGATCAGTAGGCGGCGGGCATACTCGTCCAGGTCCGAGCCGCAACCGTCGACGTCCTTGGCGAAGATTTCGCTCCAGTAGGGGTCGCCTTCGAGGACAATCGGTTTGCGTAGGATCAGGCCGGCAGCGGCGCGGACCAGTCGTTGCGTGAAGGGTGAGAAGACGGCGCGGTTGACGCGGGCCAAGTAGGCCGTGTAGTCCTCGCGGGGTTCCAGGGGGAGGAAGGTTTCGCTGTTTTCGCGCAGGTATTCGGTACCTAGGCTGACCGCTTTCATGATTTCCCAGCCGCGCATCATGTCCAACACGGCGCGGGTGCGCGTGAAGGGTGAGTCAGTCGGGCCTTCAAAGGTCGAACTGACAAGATGGGTGCGGATTTGGCCGGGAACTGCGTAGGTCATCGGGTCACCATTTCACCTTATCGGCCCAGTAGGCGGCGGACATTTTGCCTTTCTTTATGTTAGAGGCATGACGCGCTTTGAACGATGCCCTTCTGGCCTTCGCTGCTTCTGTTTCTCCTGTTTTTGGTGGTGAGCCAGTTACGCCCTGTTGGCCGAAACGGATAAGTTTTACTGTGTCGCCGTCTTTTGCGAGGACAACGTGTGATTTTTCGGGGTGATTTGGGGTGCGTTTGGGTTTGTTGTAGCCCTCGAAGCGTTCGCCGCGATACTCAATCATCGTCTTCGGGCTCCTCGTCGTCGGGATCGGGAAGGGGCACCAGCACTTCGATTCCGTGGGCGAGCATTGTGATAAAGCCGCCCAGAGTTTCGGGTATTGATGGTGTTTTGAAGGCGAATGTGGCGTGAGTGAGGCCGTCTTCCGCGTCGATTTCGATGTGGATGCAGCCGCCGTTAATGGTTTGGATTGCCATTAGCCGTGGTACGCAACTGCGATGTATGGGGTTACGTCGGGAGTGCCAGAGTCGACTTGGGAGATGCGAAGGCGGAGTTTAGCTGCTGGTTTACCGTCGTAGAAATAAACGTAGGCGCCAGCAGAGTTGATTGTTTTGGCGGCTTCGATTGTGAACCAGGTGCCGTTGAAGCTGCACTCGATTGCAAGTTTGAAGGTGGCGGAGCCGACCACGGTGGCAGCCATCGTATAGCTGCCCGAGTGGGCGGGGACCTCGAACCAGTCATCGAGGGCGGTTAGTTTGGCGCCGCTGTATTCGATGATGTTGGTGTAGCGGTCGGTGGTGGCAAGAGCGACGGCGGCCATAATTACTTGCTCCGTTTTTTGGTGGGTTTAGCCGGTTTGGCGGTTTTGGCGGCTGCTTTGAAGGCAGCGTCGGTTGGGGCGCCTTTTGAGCCAGGCTTACGCATTTTTTCGTTGCTTCCGGCAGCGATGCGCTTGCGCTTGGCGTTGATGTTGGCGTAGAGGCCGGGTTTAGCCATTACTTGGTCCTCTTTTTGCGGGTTTGGCCAGCCTCGGAGAGGGCGATGGCGATTGCCTGCTTGCGGCCGGTTACTTTTTTGCCCGAGCTGGACTTTAGGGTGCCCGATTTGTACTCGGACAGCACTTTTTCCACCTTTTTCTGGGCTTTGGTGGGTTTTTTGGCCATTTATGTATGGCGGATACTCCAGTCTAGCGTGCTAGGATCTACATGCAGTCTGTTTAAGTCATGCCCAAACCTCTTCCGGTGCAAGGGATTCTTCAGGAATGCTTGGAGTACGATCCGCAGACGGGTGAGTTGATCTGGCTTCTGCCAAGTGAGCAGTCGCGGGTACGCCCTGGGACATTTTTTGGCTCGAAAACAACGCTAGGTAAAGGCTCGAACAGTACAAAGCACTATTACGCCGGACGTTTTCATGGTGTTACTTACTACGCTCACCGCCTTATATGGATGTACATGACCGGAGAAGATCCAGGGGATTTGATGGTTGATCACATTAACGGTAATGGACTGGATAATCGCTGGACTAATCTGCGGTTAGTGAAGAGAGGGCAAAACATCACTAATCAGGTGGGTCACAAACGGCGGAGATCGCCGCACAAACATGTGTACAGGCGAAAACTCCAGTGGATAGGACAGGTAAGACGTAACGGAAAGTTGTATAGCACAAAAGCATTTGGTACGTCGGCGGAAGCCAAGCTGGCTGTAGATGCACTTATTGCGTCGTTGGATTTTTAGTACAGGCGGTAGTCTGTAGTGCCGATTTTGCCGATATTCGCAAGGTTGAATACTTGAAGGCAGAGATAACCGAAGGCGTCGAAGGCGTGGTCGACGCCTAGGTTTTTGTTGGGGAGGCCAGTGTTGGGGGTGTAGGTGAGGGTGCGGAGGGATTTGATAAGTTCGCGGCACTTAGGGTGGATTAACGTGCGACGATTTCCGGCTGCATCGAGAAGCGCTGTATTAGCGCATGTAATTTTGTCGCGGATTTTCCACGGAGAGCGAGGGCTAGAGACGGTAAAACCAGATTTACGCAGGATGTTGTGGTCTGTGTAGCCAACGCCACTTGTCTTGCGAGCTGCTCCAGTTGGATCTGGGCATGTGATGATGCGGCGCTCGACGCCGTAGCGGCGGATAAGTTCGTCGCAGAAATCCCAGGTGGTGGCGCCGCCGGTAAGGATGATTTCGTCGATGACGTATAGGTTGTCGTTGTGGCGTACGGAGACGATGCCAGTCATCGGGTCGTTGTTGAAGTCGACGCCAACCATTAGGGGAAGTGTTGGGATGTCGATAGCTTGCGTGGAGATGTTTTCGTCGCTGAAGCTGACGGCGACAAGGCCGGAAAGATTCTCGAAGCTGGCTTCAAATTCTTGGCGGAAGGTGCGGGCGTCGAGTTGGCCTCGGGCGGCTTCGATTTCTTCCGGTGGGACGTTGTCGCCTTCGATTGTCGTGAATTGCCAGCGGCTCCAGTCGTTGTCGCCGCTCTCGGCGTATTGCCATAGTTCATAGAACCAGCTGGCGGTGCCGTCGGGGGTGGAGATGAATAAAGCCCAGCCTTGTTTGTCTGCTAAGGCCGGGCGGATCACTTCGAACCAGACCTCGGCGTCCATGAAGGCGGCTTCGTCCAGCACCACGCCGGCCAAACTGCGGCCGCGCAACGCCATTGCGTTTTCGGTGCCCTTTAATTCGATCGTGCTGCCGTTTACCAGCTCAATCTTCAGGTCGGTTTCGTTCTTGCTCTTGATCCAGGCCTTGGGGACGAGTTTTTTCATCACCTTCCAGGCGATGTCCTTCGCCATTCGGTATGTAGGGGCCGCGTAAAAGAACGTTTCGCCCGGCCGCTCGATCGCCCCACGCAATAATTCGATACATGACAGGTAGCTTTTGCCGAAGCGGCGGCCGGCAACCAGCACACGGAAGCGTTTGCGGCTGCCAAACACCTCGCCTTGGGCCCAACGGAGCGTTAATGCTGGCGATTCGGGCATTTAGTGGCCATTTTTCTAGCAGGTACCCTGCAGTGTATTACAAGAATTGCAACACTACCCCCCAGGTGTGTAACAGAAGAAGGAGATGGGAATGTACCAGTAGGTTCCCTGGGCCCCACCCTGCACGCCAAAAAACCGGGAGACTCCCCCCGGCTTTGTGTCAAGCGTTGCAACAATTTGTAACGCCGCCTCAGTCCGCTGGCACCGTGGCGCCGATCGCCAGGCCCCCAGCCGCGAGTGCCACGGCAAGGGGGAGGTTAGCGGTTGACGTTGCGAGGGCCAGCAGGGCAAGGGCGGCGATGGTGCGCATGGCGTGGTTTGCCTGAACTACCCTCACACAATAGCGACGCCTGGGGTCGCGTCGAGGTTGCAGCGTCCCAGCGTTCACACTCTGTAACAATCGCAGGGGATCAGGCCTGCCGTTTGTCCTCAACCGTGATGTTGAGCGTGGGAGCGGCCTGGGCGGCTTGCTCCTGGCTCAGTTCGCCAGCAGCGCGGCCGATCGAGTCCAACAAATGCGCCACGACCTGGAAGTTGCCGCGCTTCATGGCCCGCTTAGCAGTTGCGAGCCTCATTGCCAGGATTTGGTTCAGGATTGAATCGCGGGATTCGGATTGCTCCGTTCGGAGAATCTCCATAGCGCGGCTTATGTCAGCGTCAGCCGTCCGAATTGACACCCCGAAACGATCTGCGATGAGTTGGGCGTTGGCTCGCCGGGTATTTCCCTCCAGCAGGAGGCTATAGGCGTAATTCATGCGCTCATCCATGCGAGCCTCTGAACCCTTTCCGCCGCGCCACCGTTTAGCCTCATCGTTCGAGACGTTGGTGGGTTTCGGTGTTTCGATCCCGTCAGTCTCGGCCACGGTTCAGTATCAAACAATCCGACCTTATGCTAACCTCCGCGGTCCCACGTTTTGCAAGCGGCCGCAGGCCGCGCAGCAAAAAGCCCGACCGTGTGGCCGGGCCCGTAGGGTCTGGGATGTGCCAGGGTCAGACTGACCGGAAGACCAGCCAGTCCCCGCCGCCTATGTCATGGAGCCGGTAACCGTCGCCGGTCTGTAGCTCGCGCCATGCAGCGTCCCAGTCAATACAGTTCAGCGGCCAATGCTGCTGATCACTGACCATGCCGGAATCGTAGGCGGTCTGCTCTGCAAAATCAGCGCCGGCCCGTTCCTCTGACCAACCCTCGGCTCTGCCCTGGTAGGCGTCTTCGATGTTGTCAGGGTCCAAGCCGTCAGCTTCCAAGCGCGCCACCAGCTCAGCCCAGCCTTCGGGATTGTCATCCCCGAAGCCGAGCACTTCCATAGCGTCGCACCATTCCGGCGTCAGCCAGAACCCGAAGCAAGCGCCGTCACCTTCGGAGGCGCCAAAATAAAAGCCGGTGGGCGCCGCATCCTGCAGGCAAGCGGCCAGGCTTTCCAGGGCCCAGCCGGCCTGATCAGCGTCCCAGTCAGACTCGCTGGAATCCTCGCCTACCAGCCGTTGCAGGTCTGGCAGCAGATCCGTAAGGTCTGCTCCGATCTGCTCTGCTGCGCCCCAGAACTTGACCAGTAGATCTTCGGTCCGAAGGGTGTCACAGCTGACGATCCAGGGAAAGGTCGCTAGCTGCTCTGGTATGTACGTTGTCATGGTGGTTTGCCGTGGTGTGGCTTGTGTGCAAGTGTAGAACCGGAACCGGCCGACTGTCAAACGGACCAACTGAGATAGATCCTGTCATCATCACCAACGTAGGCGCCGATGGGACCTTGGGCCCGTGCCAGCTCCTGCATGGTTTCGCAGCAGTTGTACTCTGGCCCTGGCATCCACCGATCGGTCATGCTGACGCCATGGCCGTCTCGCGCCAGAACGTAGCAATGCTCGACGCGATCGCCTAGGAGATCTTCCAGGCTCAGCTCACCTAGTCCGTATTCCAGCAGGCAGCCATCCGCCAGATCACGCCAGCTGTAGTACTGATCAGACAGGGCCTGCATGTCCTCGCGCCATGCTGCGGTTTGGTCGTGATTCCGGTCTAGAGGTTCGCCATCGTCGTCTGTGGTAGACCACAGAATCGTCTCCCATAGGGCAGCGTCGACCATGCTGGGGCGCCAGCCGGCAAACTCTGCCGGGTGCACGGTGCGGCCTTTCATGATGCCTCCCCGTAGGGTTGCAGGTTGAGCCAGGAGCGGACACGGTCAACGCGACGGGTGACAGATGCCACGCCATAGCGGCGCCAGTGCTTTTCCTGTGCCGTCCCGTGCGAGCTGTAGCGGTACGCTGCCCACTGCCACAGCGCCATGGCTTGCTGACGCTCCAATCCCTGCAGCTGGGTTGTGATCTGTTCCCAGCTCATCCCCACAAAACGCTGGGGCCTGAGCCGTGGTTCCCTGTATGTCATGGCGTGATAGGCCGAACGACTCGCACAGTATGGGCCCCAGTCCTGCCCACACTCTGCCGTTGTTGTGTAACTTTACAATCCGGCCGGCTGGGTTGCTTGTGCTGTTACTGTGCAAGGGTTCACCTAGGCTCACCTTGCCATGAACCACAGACTCGGATACCTGCAGCGGCACATGCTGCAGTTCTGCCAGAACCACCCCGGGCCCCATACCATCGCGCCAGACCGCGAAACCGTACGGGTTGCGCGATCGCTGCAGCGTCGCGGTTTGCTGCATGTGATCGACTGCGGCATGAGTACCAGCGCCGGCCAGACCGTGCTCATGGTTTTTGCGAACAGCGAACCCGACCGTAGGGAGGGTGAGCAGTGAGCGGCGGCGAATGGACGACGCAACGCGAGCGTAAACAGCTGGCGGCAGATGCCCGCGAACTGCTGCGCGAGCAAATCCGCAACGAAAAGCGGCAGCTACGTGATCTGCGCTATTGCGCGGAGCGGTCGACCCTGACCGCTGCCGAATGGCGGGATCTGCTGACGCTCCACCAACAGCACGGCAAAGAGGGTATCCGCGAGCTTTGGGAATCGCTGATCCCATACTGGGAGGCTTGCCAGACCGTCAACCGGGGCGAACCGTGCCCCAGTGACCTTAAGCCGGTGGGTCTGAAATTATCCGCACAAAATGCGCGCACAGAACCACTGACACGTCCCAAGCCAGGGGCACCGCGTAAAGCCCGGACCGATAAGGGCAAAGCTCGCCCCAGCTACAAGCCACGCGGAACCTAGGTCATCCGCCCCAGTCAACCGGCTGGGGCTTTTTCACTGTCTACGGGTGAGACTCACGAGACACACTACGAGACACCCCAGGGGCAGAGTCAAGGGCAGAGTCGGCCCGGTACCAGCAGCCATGGAGGCTAGTACGTATGCACTACAAAAACTGTCAGAAACTCGCAAGGCCATGAATGAGATTCCAGGCATGAATGGGTTTTAGCCGAAGGCGAAGCCTGAGGCCTTGAATGGGTTTTCGAGGTCTTGGAAGTAACGCACCACGCGAGCGAGGTATGCATCTTCTGCAGCACGCAGCTCTGTATCGCCGAGAAAGTGCTGCTGGGGTGGACCACAGCGGCGTGCCAGCACAATGACACCGCCGGATGGGCGGAGGCCCGTCAGGTGCTGCAGTCCCAGGCTGTACGCTCCAAGCTGGTGGACGTATGAATGGGCGTCGTCGAGCTGCTTGCGGTTGACTGTGGTTTTCCAGTCAGCAACGATGATGCCTGAATGCCCCTTGAGACACACCAGTCCGTCGCAGGTGCCGGCGAAGCCGGCTGGATGATGTATGGAAAATTCGGATGCAAAGATTTCTGTCACATTAGTGACGATCCAGTCAGATAGGCCGCGTGCGTAGCCGGATGCGCTCCAACCAACACGGGGGACATTGGGGCGGACTTTCTGTAGGGCCCATTGCGTGATTGGCGAGGGAATCCGAGCCAATCCGTCAGTGTCCCAGTGAATAGCGTTGCGCTTATTGGCGGTGTTACGTGCCAGTTGCTGGGAAGTCTTAAGCAAATATTCAGCTTGTGAATGGGCCATGTTGCCTCGGGTGGCAGCAACGTTGCGCTGGGCGGTGGCTTCGACAGGTCCCAGTCGTTCTTGCCAACGTACCAGTCCGGTCTGGTCGCTGGTTTCCTTTAGGATGTGTGTAACACTAGTGTAGATATTGCCTTTTTGGTCTCGGTAGACCCGGTGGGGGCCAGAGTTGTCTTGCTCCAGTCGCCATTTACGTAGGCCTGCCAGTACGTCTTGGGTATTGGAGGCCATGCAGATACTCTTTCCCATCTGGATTCTACTACCTAGTGTCAAGCTCGGCGTGGCAATAAGAAGCCCCGGTCTTACACAGCGCATGGGGAACGCTGAAGCCGGGGTAAGTGATAACTCCAGTGTTATCAGACAGCCTTGAAGGGGTTGGCTCCTGTCAAAAGCCTCGAAATGTCGAAGCCTTCGGACTTGGCCTCCAGCCAGGCGGCGTCGATGTGCTCTTGGCTGCCTTTCTTGCGCGGGACAGGGCGGACCGTGTACTCCGTCGTAAGGCCCGAGCCCTTCTTGCTGATCGTGAAGTCCCAGGCAAGCAAATCCTCGTAATCCTCCATCTGGGAGATCTGGTCGATTTCCTTCAGGATGGACTTCTGCGTGATCTGCAGGACTTGGACTTTGCCGGACTCGTAGTTGTAGACCGGGACTGCAATGAAGAACTTCAGGTCGACGGTGCCAGGGCCGCCACGGCCTTCGCGTGCTTCAAAGTCGCCCAGCTCGACCGTGACGTCCTCGGGCGTGGGCTCTTGCTCGAAGCGGAAGGGCTTGGACTGGCCGGCGCATTGGCCCCAGACTTCGTAGCCCTCCAGGGGCTCGTCCGAGAGCAGTGCGAAGCGGACTGAGCCGCCGTCAGGGAGTTTGGAAAGTTGCAGGTAGCCGCCGCCGCTGCCCGAGCTGTTGACGTTGGCTGAAGCAGTCTTGGAAAGAAATGCCATGGTGAATGGTCGGTTTGGATGGTCGGTTTGGATGGTCGCCGGATGGCAACTCTCATACAGTAGCACGGGGTTGCCTGGATGGCTACCATAGAAAAATGCCCCAAGGCTGCCGGCCTCGGGGCACACTCAAAACTTTCACTGTAGGAGTCTAACATCGTGTCGCATGAGACGCAAGAGCTTCTGGCATTTGTGCGCCAGTTGCCTGTCGGGTTGGCGTATGCGCCCATTTACCGGAAAGATGCGCTGCTCCAGTCCGGGAAAATCAGCAAGGGCAAGACGCCGCTGGAACGGTCGCATCACGTCGTCATGGATCCGGCGGATGTCGCGTTGCAGATCGAGCGCAAGCCGGAAGTGTTCCAGGCGGTTGGTGTGTTCACTGGGGCGAGGAGCAACGGCCTCGTAATCCTTGATGTGGACAGGAATCTCGCCAGATTGAAGAGCAAGTGGTGCGATTCGCTCGACGGTGCTCCAGTCGTTACCTCCACCAAGGCCAATGCGGCGAAGTACCTGTTTCGCGTCCCAGAGGCTCTGTGGGGCGTTGTAAGGGGTTTTGGGTTGTCCGATACCGGGCAGGGCTATGAGGTCCTCTGGGGCCGTCAGGGGCTCCTCTACGGGGCGTATCCGGGCTCCAGTGATGGGAAGGCTCCGGCTGGGCGGTACGGCTTTGAGGGTGATCTGGAGGCCATCCCGGAGGCTCCAGCGTGGCTGCTGGCTGAGATGCGTGATTCCGCCGGCAAAGAGCTACAGGACGGCGGGTTCATCAAGAACCGCAAGGCGCTTGATTTCTCAGATCGAGATCCGGCTGAGGTGGCTGAGATTATTCAGTCCGCATTGCGGGTGATTCCAGGGCAGGGGGCCGGTAGTCGGGACCACTGGGTCAAGGTGGGTATGGCGATCCACTCGGAGTTGCCTACGGACTTGGGCCTCACCTTGTGGGCGGCATGGTCGTCAGATGATCCTGAGTACAGCGAAGAGTGGGCTAGCTCCAACCCCTGCGAGGAGGTTTGGAAGTCTTTCAAGAAAGGGCCGGTGACGCTTGGGTCGCTGTTCTGGATGGCTGATCAGCAGATGCCAGGGCGGCTGTGGCTGTCTGAGGATTTGCGCAAGGTTGTTGACAGTGTTGAGCAAGATCGCGTGCAGCGATTCCGTAGCACTGGTCTTTCGCACGAGGAAATCGTCAAACGGGCGACGGCGGCCATGGGGTTGCCCAATCCTTCGGAAGTGCAGCACAAGCTCCACGAAATTGCGCTGGAAGCTGGTTACAGGGAGGCCGCTGCGGTTGTGCGGCTTCTGATTGCGGATCAGGAATACAGGCGCGGATCACAGGGAGGAACTCTCCAGGAAATTTTTGCCACGGAGGACACGCCAATCGAATACCTCATTCCTGATCTACTGCCTAAGCCGGGGACAGTGCTGATCCACGGACGTGGAGGCTGCGGCAAAACTATGGCTGTCATGACGCTTGCCAAGCACATTGCACGCGGAATCCCGTTTTCTGTGCGAGGGGCTGATGTTCCAGTTGAACCGGGCAAGGTGCTTTGGCTGAATGGTGATCAAAACAGTCGGCGGATTCGCAAGCAGTTTGCCGATCTGGATTTCACAGCTGATGACCCTGTTGTGGTACAGAACAAGGTTTCGATGCTCTGGTATCCGTGGTTTATCCAGCAGATCGAAGAGCATCGGCCTTCCCTTGTTGTGTGGGACTCCGTTACGGCCTGTATGAGGGGCTGCGCTTACGACCAGAACAAGGCCGAATATGCCGAGCCCATTTACTGGTACAGCGCCGAGAACGGCGAGAGCTTCCCAGCAACCACGATCGTCTTCATCCACCACGCAGCCAAAACGGGCGACTTCAGGGGCACCTCGGCGCTCCAGGATGCCGTGGATGAGTCTTGGGGTATCCGTAGGCCGGAGAAGGCCGAGCTGGAGCGTGTAGGGGCTTCTGCACGGCTCATAACCATCGGTAAGAGCCGGGAAGGGAACGAGGGCAAGCAGCTGATCCTGCGCCAGCAGGAAGACCTGACGTTCTCGCTCCAGGATCTGCCGGCTCTGGAAGGAGTCGATTCGGCTAGTCCTGCCTCGATCATCGACCGGGTGCTTCAGCGGCTGCGCACCAAAGGCGTGCCAATGACTCGGACTGAGTTGAACGCCGACCCTCTCCTTGGGGGCAGCGTCAGCGCAATCTCGAAGTCGCTCCAGCGCTTGGTCGACCGGGGGTTGGTCTCGGTTGAAGGAGAACGTTCCAGCAAGCGCTACTCAGCAGTACTCGCGCGCGTGGGGGGAGGAGGTATAGCTTGTCCCAAAGAAGAAGAATCCAGTGCTGGAGAGGGATCTCAGGAAATGGGTTGTCCCAGTTTGTCCCAAGTTGTCCCAAGTTGTCCCAAACCGGAGCTTCAGACGGGCTCTGGGACATCCAAAGGACAGGTTGGGACAAAACGGGACAAAATGGGACAACTCAAAACAGTAGATCCGTTGCAGGGCAGTGGATCTCAGAGTTTGGGACAGCAGGACACGTCTATCTTCACGCGCGAGAGCCAACGCACTCCCGAGGAGATGGCACAGCTGATGCGAAGTGCCTCGGACAGCTGGACGTAGTACAACAGACACGCGGGTCATTCCCGTGTCTTGACGAGCGGGTGTACGCAAAACCCTGCCGTTACCGGAGAACTGCCCGTGCTACGAACGCCTAACTTTTTCTTGGGCCTCCTGCGGGTGGTCGCTTGGATCTTCTGGAGAGACCCCGTGGATGTCGCAGACAAGTCCAAGCGTGAGCCGAGGCCGCCTAGGCGGCCCACGCTCTGTTACACCGTCGGCAACGTGCCCGATGAGATCCACAGCATCGTGCGTACCAGCTGGTTTAGGAAGGGCAAGCCTGTCGAGGTCGATGAGATCCAGATCTTCGAGTGCGGCGACAGCACCCGAATCTTCCACTACGTCGTTGGGCAGGCCCTGCGCCAGGGGGCAGACGTCTCTGTGCTGACCACCTACCCGGCCCACATCCTCGGCGTACCCGAGGGTTAAGTTTTACAACTGACGGGATTGCCGGCACCGCTGGCTGTGTGTAACACTATGGGCAGGGGGCGAGAGCTTCCTGCCCTGTTTCTGTATTAGAGGACTATGGACACCCACACCAGCCTGCACACCAAGCTGGACAACAGCAAGCTCAGCGAGTACTACTTCGCAACCCGCTGGGCCATCACCAGCATCAAAGAACGCATCGCAAACACCGAGAAGTACGGTCTCAGCGCCAGTTACGACAGGCACCAGCTGGAACACCTGGAGGACATGGAGCAATGGCTCAAGATGAGCTGGGACACGTGGATGGAGCAGTTGACCGGCCATCGTGTTGAGGAGGTGAGCCGTGGCTGATGTTCTCGAAGTGTTGGACCTTTCTTTTGGGGTGGATGGGACGTGCCATGTCGAGGCCCTGGTTGATGATGTGGTCGTGGTGCATCCGCCCACCATGGAAGAGCCGGCCGAATGGGGGCCTGCCGTGTGCCGAGGCTCCTTCTACTTTTGTGATGAAGACGTAATTCCAGCTACCGATGCAGGACTCCGGCGCATGTTCGAGGACCGAATCGAGAACTGGGAGGTGGTGGACCAGTCCGATCTCTACGACTTTGGCGAGGACGACGCGGAATGAAGATGACTATGACGACTGGGACTACGGCACCGAGCCGATACCGGGCGATTCGACGTGGGTCGCCCCACGCAACCTCTGTCAGCTTCATCGGCGAGTTTCTGACACTCTTGCCGCTGCTGACACTGTTACGCCTGACCGCCTAGCCGCCCTGGCGCTGTTCGAGATTCTCAGTGTCCCAACTGAGACTCTTATTGCGATTCAACGGGCTTATGCCCAACAGGCTGATTGAGTACTACACTGCACAACGTTCAACCAACTCTCATGCTCACTCTTCTCTCTGACAGAGAAACCCACGATCTGCTGACCAACATCCAGGCAGCGTCTGACATCATTCAGAACCTGACGCGGATCGTCGGCTGCGCCCAGACCGTCACCCTCGAACTGGAGCAAAAAACTCCGGAAACCGTCAAGCAGCCCCAGTCTCAACCTAAGACTCGTGTGTCTCGCCGCAAGAAGCGGGAGATGCTGCGTGAGGCAGATGTGCGGGAGATCAAGCGCATCTTGATCGCCAAGGAGTTATCTGCAGTCAAGCTGGCTAAGCGGTACGGGGTGCATCCCACCACAATCAACTGCATCAAGTACGGCAAGACATGGAAACATGTCGAGCCGGCTGTGTCCAACGTTGTCACGCTTCATAGCTGATGCTTTTGTGTGATTCGCAAATTGCGGCCCTGTGCAAACAGGGCCTTGTCGATCAGTACGACCCAGCACTGGTAAATCCCTGTTCGCTGGATGTACGACTGGGGCCGACGATCTTGTTTGAGACTCAGCTTGCGACTGAGTTCCAGCAGGTCAGCATCGGGGACACCAGTCAGGAGTCGCCGTACTTCATGGCGCCGGGTGAGTTTTTGCTTGCGGCAACACTGGAGCGCATCACGGTGCCTGATGACTGCGCGGTGCAGTTCATGCTCAAGTCTTCCCGTGCCAGGGAAGGGATTGAGCACAGCTTGGCCGGATTTGCAGACAGCGGGTTTTCCGGGATCTTGACACTGGAGCTGAGCAACATCAGGCGGTTCCATCCGATTCCGATTTGGCATGGGATGCGCATTGGGCAGCTTGTAGTTCACCGCTTAGCAGAAGTACCGCAACTTACTTATGCAGCGCGTGGGCACTACCAAAACGACGGCACTGTTCAACAATCCAAGGGGTATTTTCAGTGAACGATCCAGTCAACCATCCCACGCATTACGCCAGTGGGATGCGTCAGTTTGAGGTGATTGACAAAATTGAGGATGCTGTGCAGTTTGCGCCAGATCCCGTTTTGGGAGGTCTGCAGTGGCAGGTGCTTAAGTATGTTGAGCGCTGCTGGTGTAAAGATGATCCACGGCAGGATTTGATGAAGGCTCGCTGGTATCTGGAGCGCTTGATTGCAAAGTTGCCGGATGACGATGACTAACCTCTCCCCCGCCGCGCAGGCGGTGCTGAATGCTGTAACCATCAAGCGGTACGACGTGCCGTATTTCGCCTGTCCAAAGTCGATTGATCAGATCAAGTCCGATGTTGTTGCCGCTCTGCGAGCTGCTGCGGATCAGGTGGTACCTGAGTCCTACTTCGAGAGTGATGACGTAATCCGCGTTTCACTCCTAGCCATTGCCGCCGAGTTAGAGAGTGCCGATGCTTAACGACATCACCCGTTGCCACGGCGTTGACTGCCACCAGAAGCATCTGTGCGCCAGGCACATCACGCCTATCCCAGACAACATATTGCTGTCATGGGTGGCAACCTTGAATCCTGAACGGGCGCATCTATGCTCCGGCTTCATTGCCGCCAAGCTAGATGAGTAACGCCAACGACCGGCGTCCGAATGGCAAAGGGCGTAACTTTACAGTGCAAATCCGCATGAGCCGCGAAGAGATCGAAGCTGCCCGCAAACTAGGCGGCGGCAATATCAGCCAGGGCTTTCGTCATGCCATTCGCTATGCGACGGATCGTGACATGAAGCCCGTGACGCTTACAACGCTGTTGCGTTCGGCTGCCGTCCTTGCCCAAGACCTGGAGGACACCTGCAAGCAGTTCCGGTCTGATGCAATGTCCAATGTACGCAACCGTGTTTCAACAAAAAATGCTTAGAAAACAAAAAGATCCACGCTTTGTGAACGGCGATCGTGTAGCCGAGAAGCCCAAGAAACGCATGGTGCTGACTTACAGCGCCGAGACCAAGCAGCGGATCCAGCCGTTCTTTACGCAGCGGTATGGCACCGTGATGGCTACCATCTACCGCACCAATGCGCGAGGCTCACGGGTGCCTTACGTTGCTGTGCTATGGGACGGCTCCAAGACTCAGTCGTTTCACACGCAGAATCGGCTTTGTCTGGAGCGTGATCTGGCTGCCGAGGTTGCCGCGTACAACGCAGCAGGCGAATAGTTATGCCAGCTGTGCATACGCCTTGCCCGGAGTGCTCCAGCAAGATGAGCTACGTGCTAATGACCAACCAGGATTCGGATGGGCGGATTGTCCGGCGGCGGGTTTGCCGGGCCTGCGGGCACAAGTGGTACACGCTCCAGTGGGCGGAAGAGTTGATCTCGCCCTACCAACTGCGGTGGGAAGGCAAAAAGCCCTACCTGCGAGTGTGAAGATTTACAACAGCCCGGCGGTGCAAAACGGTTGTTGTGTAGTACAGTAAGTGAGTTGTCGCCCCACCTGAGGCCTCCATGTCTGACTTTTACAAGGTTTCCACGCTTGTCGCTGAGTTCAAAGGCAAGCTGGATGTGATCATCAAGCGGGATGGTTCCCGGCATCAGATGGATGCACACATCCCGATGCATGTGATGAACCTTCTTGAGGATGAACTCCAGCCGATTCTCAAAGAGCTGATTACTGCAATCGAATGGGAGCCTGGTGACGAAGATCTCTGCCCTGCTGAGCCGCCGATCACTGTGGCCGAGATGCACCAGGCGGCTTGGGTACAGCATGTGCAAATGCACAGCTGAGACGGTTTTTGATGCAAATGCACGTTTGAGGCACTGAACAATGCGTTTTTTACAAGGGATCGAGCACCTTCGGTCGCTCGCTAATGCCACGACTGTGGCGTTTGACTGTGAGACGACTGGGCTCCAGCCGACATTCGGCGGGTTGCGGTTATTGCAGTTAGCCGCGCTGGATCGGGATCCGGTGGTCATTGACTGCTGGGAGCTGGAGGATCACCAGTGGGTGGACATCGAGGAGTTCTTTGCGCAGAAGCGTTACTGGCTGGCGCACAATGCGGTGTTCGACTTGGGTTGGCTGCAGGAGCACGAGATCTATCCCAATGGGGAGGTCTTGTGCACCATGCTGGCCAGTCGGATCCTTACCAATGGACAGCCGAACGTAAAGCACGGTCTGCAGACTGTTGTAAAACGTTATCTCAAGGAGGAGATCTCTAAGGAAGAGCAGAAGAGTGACTGGTCGGGCGATTTGACCCAAGGACAGCTGGAATACGCGGCGAAGGACGTGCAGCTGTTGATCCAGATGGATGGGCCGATTAACCAGCGGATGGCAGAGGCGAATCTGCATCGGGCGTGGTTTTTGGAGTGTCGGGCGTTGCCGGCGATGGCGCAGCTTTGGCGAACCGGCCTGCCGTTTGATCGCAACGGATTAGAAACGCTCCAGCGTGAGCTGACGCTTCAGCATCGGACGCGAGGTGAGGAGTTTCTGGTTGCTTTGGATCAGGCATTGCCGGAGGACAAGAAACTGCCGAGGTTTGCTGATGGGCGTCTAAACACCAACGCCAAAGCCACTGGAACAGCACGTGGTGGCGATCGGGTTGAGGCAGGTTTCAACCTGAACAGCCCCAAGCAGTTGCTGGATGTCTTTACTGCATTACTTGGTAATGCACCAGTGACGGCAGACGGGAAGCCCAGTGCCAGCAAGCTGGTGTTGCGTGAGTACGTGGCTGATCATCCTGTGGTTGCGGATTACCTGGCCTGGAAGCGGATTGAGAAGCGGCGCCAGATGGTGGAATCGCTCTTGAAGCACCTGGGTGCTAGTGGCTACATCAAGGCTAGTTACCTCCAGTTGGGGGCTGACACAGGGCGCATGAGTTGCATGAGTCCCAACCTGCAGCAAATTCCAAGAGATTCAAGGTTTAGGGAGTGCGTCAAGGCGCCAGATGGATGGAGACTGGTAGTGGCGGATTACGCGCAGATGGAGTTGAGGCTGGCGGCAGCCGAAGCCCAGGATGAGCTGATGATCCAAGCGTTCCAGGCTGGGACGGACTTGCACACACTGACAGCAATGCAGATTTATGGCGTTTCAGAAGATGAAGTCACAAAAGATCAGCGCCAAGTCAGTAAATCAGCCAACTTCGGATTGTTGTATGGAAGCGGTGCAAAAGGACTCAGAAACTATGCAGCTGGCATGGGCATACAAATGGATATTACTGAAGCGGAAAACGTGCGGAAAAAGTTCCACGCTGCTTATAAAGGGATCAGCAAATGGCAGCGTGAAAATGCTGCAGCTGCTAATGCGGCTAAAGGAAATGCCGCGATCAAGATTCGTCACTCCGGGTTGCGGAGGCTTCTTTACGGCGATCACAATTCGCTCACGATTCGCTGCAACACTCCGATCCAAGGGGCTGGTGCGGCGGTGCTTAAGCGCACGCTCGGTAAGTTGTGGCCGCTGCTCCAAGCAGACGGGGAGGAAGTTGTGCGCCTAGCTGGCGTCGTGCACGACGAAATTATCTTGCTGGTACGTGAAGAACATGCCGATATTTGGGCGCATCAGTTGAAGGCAACGATGGAAGAGGCCGAAGCTGAGTGGTTGGATGATGTGCCGCCGCTTGCAGATGCCAATATCGGTATGACTTGGGCGGAGGCAAAATGAAGTACGCACCTTGTAATTATGTGGCGTTGTTGCGGACTCCTGGTGGGCTTCTCCGGAAGGCCACGATTATGGCCGACAGCATGACCCATGCGCATCACACCATCCGGGAGTTGTGGCCGGGTTTGCGGATGGTCAGACTCACTAAGGAAGGTGACTGGTGACGTAGTGCCGAAAACTGGTCGGGAATTGGTGCTCCAGTGGCTCTATGACGAGATCAAGCGGGCAAAAACCGCTGATCTCCATAGGGCTGCTGCCTTTTTGGAGTGGGCACGTGGTATCCGGGCTGGTTGTGCCAAGCAAAGGGGTGGGGCGCGGACGGCGCAGGCCAATGGCTGGCGCAAGTACGTGGACGCCCCAGTGCGTTGGTAGTGCTATTGTGTAGCAGAGTAGACGGTTTGCTATGCCCCTGCAGCACGGACGGAAGCTGTATTGCCAGTTGCTGGTCGACCAGCATCGGTATCAGCTGCTGGAGAGGTTGGCCGCAAAGGAGGGCAAGCGCACAACGGCGCTGATGCGGGAAATGGTGTACACCATGCTGGAGAAAGCTGTGTCGGTGTCGGACTACAAGGCGGCTGAAGCGGCGGATCGTGCAGCATGGGCAGACTCGGTAAAGCGGCGGGTAGAAGGACGCCAGCGCTCCAAGCAAGAGACGCAAGTAGACGCATGAGACTTAGTTGTAAATCGTTGTAAGTCTGACTTGGGGTGGGGTCGGCGGTTAGGCTTGCACAGTAGTCTCGCGGGAGTTCCGTGACGCGCTTTGTTTTGAAGGTTGGGTCCCAGTTCGTTGCGGCGGTTTACTCGTCAAACGAGTGGATGGCTTTTACTCAGAATCCTGATGACGCTTGTTCTTGGGTTACTTACGAGCGGGCTATCAGTGCTGCTCGAATTGTTTGTCGGCGCTGCAATAGCGAGGTTTTTGTGCACGCTGTTGAAGAGCCCGCCTACCCGAAAAGCTGGAGCGCCTGCCGTGCTTGAAGGTAAAAAGCTCGACTACTTCGAGTTGCAGATCTGGTTGCCAGGGCAGGGGCCGCTGCGCGATATGATCCGCGCAGAGTCCTTGAGGCAGGCGTTAGCCTTTGCTCGGAACCGCTACCCAGGTTGCTTGGTGGAAGTTCCAGAGACGCCGGCTAAACTCAGGCCGCTGTCCAAGTCGTACAACGGCGCCGAAAGCGAGCGCCTGCGCAAACTCAAGGCACTCAAAAATGAAAGAAACTGAACAGGCTGTGCTGGAAATTAAAGTGCAAGATGCACGCCAGCGGTTTTTGGACAAGTTGTTCTTTATGGATGGCCGTGATAACCCGGAGCATCCACTACATGCCACCTACACTGGGTTGTACGAGCAGTACGCTGAAAAGCTCCAGCACGATTAAGCGGAGTCGCGATCGAGGCCGCAAATTTCCGACAGGTTGTTAGCCGCTTCTTTTATCGCCCACCTGCATTTGGTGCGCTCCATGTGATACAGAGTGTTCAAAAGCAGTGCGGCCTCGAATAAGCCGTTCCAGTCCTTTTCGGTGTAACGCTGTCTGAGCCAGTGGTCATGCTTCGCCTGGTCGAAGGCGTTTTCTGGTGTTTGCTCCAGTGGGTTCATGGTCACATCGGGCGGATTTTCAGATACCAGCCGCTGTCGGGACCGTCAACGAGCCAGCGAGGAAGCCAGTTTTTTCGGGAGTATGCCACGCCGGCGCCTCCTTTGTTGCTTATATAGCCACCATTCACCAAGTCGGCATCGCCATTTGGGTCGTTGTGCAGGAAGTGGGTCGGGGTGAAGCCGATCACTACGCTCCAGTGGCCTGAACCAGTGGGTTTGTTGACTGGTCCGCGATGGAGCCAGCCCACGGGGGTGGGATAGCCCATGCGGATTTCGGCTTCCAGGTCGGAGGCGGTGCCTTCTTGCTCGAACGTGGCGCGGAGTCCCAGCTCTTTCAAAGCGGCGATTTGGGCGTGTACATTTGTACTATCCCCGTATTTGCGGCGGATTAGGTTGTAGGCGTCGTCGTTGCCGATTTTTTTCCAGTAGCGGGCAACCATTGCACAGCTGGAGCTGAAGCACTCGCGGTAACCTGTGCCGCTTTTGTTGTCGAGCTGGTATTCGTAGGGGACTTTGAGGATAGATTCGTTGGTTTTTACGGTTTTTTCTGCTTGGGTGTTAATTACCTTTATCAGCTTGTTTCCGTAATCTGGGTCGGTAGCGTAGCCTTCTTTTTGTAGCCAGTGGGCGGCGTCTTCGATGCTGGTGGCGTTGTTGCAGCCTTTGTAGGTTTTGTAATCTTTATACCAGCGATCAACTAAATAGCAGACGGCGGTTTGGATGTCTGGGAATTGCAGGAATGAGTCGCGGATTGTGATCCACTGGCCGTTTATAAATTCTTGCGTGGTGCTGGTGGTTCCATCGCCTTTTAGGCCGAAAAAGTTGTTGCGGCCTGTTACAAGTTTGCCCCAGCTAGATTCGAGGGCCCATTGGGCGGCAACCAGTTCTGGGTATTTGGCGCCGGCAATCCGGCCGGCCATCACAATGCCGTCCCAGTTGTTTTCGATTGGTGGTTGCTTGCCGGACTGGCTCCAGGTTTTGAACCACGGTTGGGTGCGGTTGAGTAGCTTGGGGTCGGCTTTGTTGATCGCTTCCTCCAGCTCGGCTAAAGCCGCCATTTGGTGGGGAAGCGATCGGTAGAACCGAGCTAGGTCGAGTAGACGAATGGTGCTGGTCATTCGCGTTTCCAGGGCGCGTGGATCGAGATGGGTCCGCCGAGCTTCTGGGAGTCGCCAGTCTGCAGCTCGGTATCTATTGGGTGTTCAACGACGGTGGGCAATGGGATAGCCGGAGGCTGACTAGCGTGCCAGGCAGCCTCGGCGTGGTCGAGTTTGGCGGATAGTTCCGCGTCGAATTGCCGTTTGCGAATAGCGAATGGAGTCAGCGCTTTTTTGCTTTCAGCAGGTTCAGCACCTGGAACAGGAGTTGCACGATGCTGTTGCTTTTCAGCGGTGACAGCGCGATCAGTTCGCTGACGGCAGCCACGACGATCCAGAAGGCGGGGTGGTTAAGGAAGTCCATGGAGATAGGACGTTTTGTGTAAGTCTAGCGCTAGGTATGCTAAGTAGCCCGTCTGTGCTGTTTTCCTCGCTACCGTTTAGCTAGTCGAAGCCCCAAGTGGACTACATCGACGAGCACCACGGCTTTGTGAGTAAACGCGAGGCCAAGGCACGGTTTCGTGAACAAATCCTTAAGGGCTGGGATTACAGATGTGCGTATTGCAGAGAACATCTGGGCAAGAATGGAACGCTTGATCACGTGCGTCCCAAGTCAAAAGGTGGTGAGACAAACTTAAGTAATTTGGTTGCGTGTTGTTTTTCTTGTAATACAAAAAAGTCCAGTAATGAGTGGAAAGAATGGTTTAGAGCGCAAGATTTTTGGGAGCCGCATCTAGAAGATGCGGTTAGCTGGTGGATCAGCTAGGTAGGTGGCTTTCTGGTAGCCAGCCCCAGTTTTGAGCGTACATGTAGGCTACGTACTCGTCTTCGCAGTAACGGCACATGCTGTTACGGCAGACGCGGTAATAGGTGTTGCCCCAGTCGTTTTCGAGGCGGTCGATCGTAAATCCTTGTCCGATGTCACGGGAATCGACGACGCCGCTCACGAGTCTTCAGCAACGGGGACGCGCTTCAAGCATAGTTACTCGCTGCTCCACGCCATTAAGGCGGGAGAAAGTTTCTTTGCGGTCTTCTTTGATGTCCGTATGCAGCACCTCTAACTGGGTGGCAATATGCTCTACGGCAGCGGTCAGTCTGATTACAGCTTCGCGTGCTTCATCGTTGCGACGGCTAAAGCCCATCGCGCCCATCGCGGCAACGGAGATCGACGCTCCAGCAATAGCAGCGATGACCTCGATCATGTAATCAGTTTAGCGACCCTGGCCGCGCAAAGGTTTCTTACCTCTGCGTCGGGGACGGCTACGTTGCCCATACCCTTGACGGGTAGTTTTGGGCGGACCGGGTTGGTGCTCGATCCGCGCGGCGCCGGCCTTTGCCTTTACTGCCACGGCGTTCCGCTGGCCTTGCTGGGATGGTGCTGCTCGTCAAGCTGCGCTTGTAGGGCGGCTTCGATCTCGGTCACTTTCTCAGCACCGAAGGCATCCTGGATCCAGCCGATGACCATCTCCTCAGTCAAGTCGGCATACGGGATCAGCTTGTCCGGGCGCTCAAAGCCCAGTGACCCGTAGGCGCCGCTGCTGTAGGTGCCGTCTTCGGCGGTGACGGTATAGTGGGCGGTCATCACAAAACCGTCAGCGGTCTCGCGCTCCAGGTTGGCGATGTGCCAGGTAAAGGTGGTGGCCATGAGTTGATGGGTGATGGTAGGAGTTTAGGACGGGTGTCCAGGCACCTCCTAATTAGGAGAAAATTAGGAGGTTGCTAGTGAAGGTGACTACTTGGCGTCGGGCAGTTGCTCTAGGGCGCGGCGGATGACGTTTTCGTGAGCAGCATCAAGCCGATCTGATATGTCGTCCAACACAGCAAGCGCTTGATCTTTAAGAACTTGTTGGTAGTCCCAGGATGAAGGGTGTTCCAGCTCCTGCAGCAGCTCAGCGCACAGCGCTCGGGAGTCAATCGGGCAATCTTGTTGGGTCATGAGTGTTTAGTGGGAATGACTACTTGCCACGGTGGGCGAGGACAGCGCGAGCAAAGTCCACAAAGCCGAACTCAGTGGAAGTAAAGAACATGCCAGCTAGTTCTTGCAGTTCCTCGTCCGTCGGCTCTTTCGGCTCGGACTGAGCCAAGGCCAAGCGTGCGCGGTCAATCAAGTTGCGGTCCCTGGGAGGTTGCACCGGATACTGTTCCAGGCTGCAAAGCAACTCAGCGCACAACGCTCGAAAGTCAGTCATTGGGCAAAACGCAAAGTACGAAGAAGAACGAGAAAAGCGAAACGCAGAGCTTGCTGCCCATGCCGCTCAGCGTGCTTAGCGAACGGGGCAGACACTGTTAGGAGGAACAAACAAATCGCAAGCAATTCAGTCATCGAGTTGCTCCACGGCACGGCGAATGTCAGCAATTTCAGCCTTGTACCTAGGCTCGTCGCTCTCTAGGGCTGACAACCTGGCAAGCGCCTGCCCCTTCAAGCTCGGCGGCTTGGGGCGGCGGGCGATGCGGAGTTTTTCACTCCAGAATCCATCATTCAAATTGTCCAGTGCCTCGCAACACGCCTCCAGCTCTTGGTCGGCGCCCGCTTGGAACGCTTGGCGGGCAACGTTCTTGAGCCGGTTGGTGGTGATGGTGATGACAGCTTGCTCCGAGGGGTCCCACGGGTAGCCGTCGTCGATCAGCCATTCGCCCACTTGCTCATCGCTCAGCTCTGGCGGTGGGGTGATGGGATGCCTGTAATCTTCTTGGGTCATGGTTTCTAGGGAACTGTGGCCGGGGCAGGGTGTTGACGCACGCCTGCCTTCACACATTACCATCAGTCCCAGAAAAAAGGACCACGCCGATATGGAAGACCGGCATAGATCCAAATCATTGGGACGGCGATGGCGGTAACCATTAACAAAAATGCAATCAAGTAGCGCATTTTAGAGAGTAGGGTTACTGGGTCTAGCAAGCCATCAGCACGCAGGGCACGCAGTAGCTGCCATCGTCATAAGTACAGGTGACGTGAGTGCTGGTCACCTTGGCGATAGTCTTGCTGCGCACAATGTCGTCGTCTTGCGGTTTGGCGGTGCCATCACCAGCGGACATCAGCAGGTCGCCCCGCTGCACCGTGACTCCTTCGGCAATGCGGATGATCATGTCGCCGGTCATTGCGACGAAGAAATCCTGTGGACCAACCTCATCGAACGATGTAGAGACAAATACGCCAGCTACGTTAGGGTCGCCTTCAACGTCGCTTACCTTGGTTTTGTTGAGCTGTTCGTTATCTTCTTCGCCCCATTCGCACATCTCGTTTAAGTTGGACATGACGGTGCCCTTCAGCAAACCAGATGGATCGTCGTCGTTGGGGAGTTGGGACCAGCGGGCAAGGTGACCGCCGCCGTAGGTGACGGTACTTCCAGATACAGAAATAGCTCCTTCAACTGTACCGTCTTGGTAAAATTCAATTAAGTTGCCATCATTTGTTAACCGATTCAAAGCCCATAGTACACCGCCGGATCTGGTTATTGAAGCTCCTGTTGCTCCATACAGAACAGTGCCTGCTGTGCCTATGGAATCAGTAGTCGTGCCAACTAAGAGCCTGCGTGATGTATCAATTCTGAAAGCTTCAGAGACACTGGTGTGTCCTCCCATGCCAAACGCAACGGCAGAAGGATTGCCGCTGCCGTGAATCCTCTCGACACCATTATCATTCCAAATGCGGAGCATCTCAGATCCGCCAGACCCGCCGCCATTGCCGAGCCAAAGATTGCCGTTGACGGAAAGTAACTCGGTGGCCGAAGTAGTGCCAATCCCTACCTTGCCTGTTCCGTCAATGTGAACTGCAGTTGTGTTATTGCTAACACCAAGCTGCAAATACGCACTTGCCGGTGTTGAATTGACTTGCGTAATTCTGTTATAACCAAGCTGAATAGCGCTTGTTTGATTATTAGCCGCTACGGAGACAATTGTTGTTGCTGCCGTATTATCTGCGCTGACAACATCAAATCTTGCGCCAGGACTACTAGTCCCCAGACCTACCCGACCATTGGAGTCAACAAACAGTCTTCCGGTTCCGCCCGTGCTGATGGCGACCTGATCGGTGCCAGGGCTGTAGATGCCGGTATCGGTGCCGCTGTCCTTGAAGTAGATGGATGGAGCGGAAGCGCTGCCGTTCTCAAAGGCGATGGTGCTCCACTCGCCGTCGAGTTGGTAAAGGGTGATCCAGGCATTATTGGCGCCGTTACGCATCTTCATGACGCCAGCCGTGGTATCGGCCCAGCGCATGTAGGCGTAGGTGGTGGTGGGCTCTGTCGTGCCGCTGTTTTGGCTGACGATTGCGGCGAGGCCGTTGTTCAGGTCAGAGCGGACGGCAGCACCAGTGCCGTTGGCGATGACGTAGTCGTGTTGTGCCACGAATCGGAAGCAGGCAATGTTTACACTTTAGACGCCCTTGCCAAATCCCACGGCACTCCATAGGAAATTGCGGCTAACCGCAGTGCCGGCGCTGTTTCTGAAGGTCACATCGAAGCCGGTGTTGCTGACGTTGGTGACGTTGAAGTAGTCGCCAGTAGCCAGGTTTTGGGCCACAATGCCGATGCTGGGCAGGTAAGCGTTGACGCCGCCGAGACTGGCTGTTCCAGTGAAAAACGCCTTGTCAAACGCGACTGATGCAGTCCCAGCGCCGCTGGTAACGGTGCCGACAGACTGCTCGCTACGCCGCTGGAAGGTGGCGTCGTAGCCGAGTTCGTCAACAAGGATGCTCTCAGCAGGATCGGAACTTGTCAGTTCGGCTTTGAACTGGAAGCCACGCCCCAAGAATGTGCCATTAACGAACTCCTGCCAGCCGGACCAAGTTGGAGTCCCAGCAGGATTGTCTGGTGTGCGGCGCAGGTATAGCTTGGCGTTGACCGCGTCGATCACGCCGCCGTCCCAGTCGGACCAATCATCGACAAACCCACTGCGGCTGTCGATCAGGTCGCTTGGCAGGAAGCCACGGGTGATGAAATAGCGGCGTAGATCCAGCGAGAACACCGCACCAAGGTCAAGGGTGCTGGTAAAGGCGTACTCACCAGAAACTTCAATGTCGCCGAAAAAGTCAAGCGTAGCGATCAGATCAAAGTCGACAATGTCGTCAAATAGGCCGTCCGCATCCAGTGCCAGTGCATCAAGGTCTTCGCTGTAGAAGGTGTTGGTTTTTGCGCCTTGGAATGGCGGCACATCCTGATCTTCCCGGCGTTGTTGGATAATCAACGCCCCAACAGCATCGGGGAAATCGACGATCACGCTGGCTTCTTGAGGGCTTTGGCGGCCGCCGTCATCCTCGAACTTGACCAAGATTTCGCCTTCGACCAGTGGCACGATGGCTTCTGTCGAGGCGCCTGATTTGGCTGGAATCAGGTCGACACTGTTGCTCCAGGTGCCGCTTCCGTTGGTCAGGTTGGTGTGGCGGATGTGGACGCGGCCGCCGGTTTTGACGTCAAGGTCAACAGTCTGATTCCAGCGCAGGCGGGCGCTATTGGCGCTGATCGGTTCGATGGTCAGGTTCTGGACATTGCCTGGAGGGGCGGTTTTGCCGACCAGCGTGAACTGTGCCGTTGAGGCAACACTCAGTTTGTTGAGGCTGTTGACGCTGCGGATTTGTACGTACAACGTACCGGCACGCAGGCCAGTAAGCCGTGTTGAGGGCGAAGTCGTGTTGATCTGGATCCAGTTGTTGTTGTCGATCCGATATTCGACGCGGAAGCCCGCGACGCGCTGCACCGGACTGATCCAGCTCAATTCAACAGCAGTAAGGACACTCTGGCCGTCTTCGTAAAGGTGCTCGACGGCGGTAATTGATCCGGGGGCGTCGGGGATGGCCGACAGGTTGCTGATGTCGCGGAACTGGAGCGACAGGTCGCTTTCGATCGCGGCGTAGATGCTGCTGTTGTACGTCAGCGCTGTGACGCTGAACGCACCAGCTTCGCCTTCGGTGACCGACAGAACACGGAACTGGTTGGATTGGATGTCGGTGGTTTGGATTAAAAAGACGCTTTCTGCGTTAGGTGCTTCGCTAAATGCGCTGCTAACAGTAAATACACTGCCGGCAATGCTGCTGATCGAGCGTGTCTCAACCAAGCCGGTTGGCAGCAACACGCTAATGGTTGGGGAGTTAGCTGTAGTTGTGGGAAGCCCGACCGTGGAATCGACTGTGATGGCTGTGGTAGTGGCGCTGCTGATGCGGCCTGAGCGACGGCTGCCTGACTTGACCGGGTCGGCAATGTCGATCACCATGCCAGGGCGCAAAATGATGCCCGACTCCAGTGAAACAGAGAAGCTGACAGTTTCGGTCAGGTTTTGCTCGGCCAGTAGGGCCCATTTGCCGAGGCGGTGTGCTTGGCCACGGCTGTAGCAGCCCATGGCCTTGATTTCTTTGTTGATGACCCCGTACTTAGATACAGCGTCGGAGTCTTCGACATACTCGAACTGAACTTCCCCAAGGCTGTCGTAGGTCTGGTAAGCAACGGTGGCCGTGCTATGCCGCGCTTTTTGCGAGCTGCCCGAATAGCTGAAGTTGCCGTCGATAACGTTGCTGGGTCCCAGCAGATACTGCGAGGAGGCTGGTTTGTCCTGCAAAACCACCATCGAGCCGGCGCCGTAGTAAGCGATGCCTCGGAACAGCGAGACAAACTCTTGGATGACGTTGTAAATTTCGTCGCGATTGTTCAGCAGTAGGTGACACTGAAAACGTGGTTCTTGCCCACCGAAGCCGTTGCTGACCAGTTCGTTGCAGTATTGGCTGATGGCGTAAAAGTCAAACTTGTCGAGCGTGGCAGCAGGAATAGCCGCTCCATAGCGGGTATTGGTGATGAGGTCCCATAAGCACCATGCGGGGTCAGCACACCACGTGGCGGCGCCGAAGGTGCCGTCCCATACGCCGGCATAAGTGACGCGGCCGAGATAGGTGGTGGTGTCGACAGTTGCGTTGGACGGCAGCTGCACCTTCGTGGCACGGATCAGATATTTTCGCGTCGGGATGCTGTCGAACTGGCGCGAGTCAAACCGCAGGAACGACAGTGCTGAGTTTGGGTATCTCAGTTTTTCGTCGAGGATTTCTGTATAGCTGAACCAGAAGGTGCGGTTTTGGCGACGGGCACTGCTTTCATCGGCAGACACACGCACCATGCGAATGTCGATAGGGAAACTACCGCTAAATGTCAGCAGATAATCGCGCTGATAGCTGTTGGTGGTTTTGCCGCTGATTGTGTCATCTACAACCGTGGTATAACCGCCGCCGTTGTATTGGACTTGCAGCTGGATGCGGACACTGTGGCCGATAATGTCACCATCGTCTTCAATAATCTGCAACGCTGGCAGTTGGATAGTCACCCGCACGCGATCCACGTCGGTGTCGGTGATCGTGCGAACGACGGGCGTTGCGTTTGTTACCTCAACATTGACGGTGTTCTCAGACTCTGTGCCGCCGGTAGCGGCGATGTAGGTCTGGGCTTGCGTGCCAGTGCGGAAGTCAGTGGTATAGCCGCTGAAGTTGCTGCTGCCACCTGGCCCAACGATGGGCGTACCATCCAGATAGACGCTCTTCAAGCCGTCGTCGAGGCCTTGGATCTCGCCTTCGCACAGCAGATCGAGGACGCTGGCGTATTGGACTGACTGCAGCGAGTCATCAGCTTCAGTTGGGACGCTTTGTGATCCACCGCCGCCTTTGCCGCCACCGCCACCCCCGCCTGCACCTGCGATCGTCGCACCGAGGCCTGCGTTATGGACACGGATGTTGTCGGCAATAAAGGTGTGCTGGCCTTCGACCGTCAGGTTGTAAACAGTGCCGCGCTCCAGTTCGTCTTTGCGCAGGATTGGACGCAGGTGGCCGAGGCCGTCGACCAGACAGTCATCTGCGCCAAGCGTGTCGATGCAGACGAAGGCGTTGAACTGGTTCAGCACCCAGTGGTTGGGTGTCGCATCTAAGTGCGTGCCGCCCCACAGGTGGTAGCGCTTGATCGGCTGGTCTTCGTGGATGTGGACCTTGAGGATCTTCGCCGGGTGAATCTGGCCACGGTCGTCAAAACTCAGGACGATTTCGCCGGGCTCCAGTGAGTCGATCCGGCGTTGGCCACCTGGGACGCTGATAAGCGTGTAGTTCGGAAAACAGCCGCTACCACCGCCGCCACCACCTGCACCTTGGATTACGGGGTAAGTCATACGGTTTGATTAACGTCGAGGCCGCTGCTGATAACGGCCGAGCCAACAAAAAGACGCCCGTAGGCCACCGGAACAGGAAGTCCCTGTTTCGACGTATTTACAATTCCCGAAAAAGTGAAGCTCTCCAGGCGGGCTGCCTCGCGGCCACTGGTTAGAGCGCCCATATTTTGCTGCGGCGAGATCATCTGCGCGACGCCGCCAAGAAGCAGACTGGCGCCGAGGCCGCCAAGAGCGACTGAGACTGCACTTGCTGTAGCGCCTGAGATAAAGCCAGCCCCAAGACCAAGGAAACCAGCACCGGCGGGACCGGCAACAATCGCCAATGCGATCAGACCAATACCAGCCAGCACCTGCCCGAAGCCTTGACCGGCGCCGCAGATCACCGGCGTGATGCTAAAGACCTCGCGTTCGGACCAAGGCAGTACCAGTGCTTCGGGTGATTCTTGCGTGATCGCGTCGCGGCCGACCGTGACGCGGAAGCCGGTGCCTTCGGCTTCGCGGTCCATCAGCCACCTGTCAAGGCCTGGGAAATTGACGCACAACGCTTTCAGCGCTTGGGCTGGTGTATCAACCTCAAACTCGAACCGGCATCGTCCGCCAAGGAGCTTACGGAGGGTGCCGTAGACCTTAACGACTTTCATGCCGCAGGACCATGGCAGTGCTCTTTACATAGTAGCCGCCGTACACGTCCCGACTAGATAGCCGCCCCTGCACATGATGCAAAATCTGCTGGTCGCCAAGGTAGATGGCGCCGTGATTAGGCAGGTCAGCGCCAAGCTGCATCAGGATCGCGTCGCCGTACTGCAGCTCTTCAAACGGCACGCGCCGAAAACCTTGGGACTTGTACCCATCGACGTACAAGTTCTCGCCGCGTTCCCAAAAGCGGTCCCGTCGTGGAAAATCAGCTAGTTCCAGTCCGAACTCGCGCTTGTACCAGTCGCGGCACAAGCTGTAGCAATCCACCACGCCAAATACAAACTCGCGGCCGACATAAGGCAGCTCGAAGTCCTTTGGCTCGCAACCGCCCCACTCCTCGGTCTTTGGGTTGACGATGATCCAGGGCAGGCCGGTGGCGTTGCAGCTCAGTTGATCGGCGGCAGATGCGACCGGGCGGCTTGTTGGGTGGCTATGTACCACGGCAACGATTTCGCCCAAATCTTCGGCGGCTGCGTAGTCGGCAGGATCCAGTACGAAGTGCTCGTCAGGTGTCTCGGCGATGTTTGCGCAGGCATAAAAACGTTTGCGGCCTTTGACCACATGGATCAAGCCACACATCTCTTTTGGATCGCACGCCTGCGCATAGGCGAGGATTTCGGTCTGTAGCGTCGTGCCTAGTTTCATTCCGTCAAGCCCACGCCAGGGAAACTGCCAAAAGGCAGCGGTGACGTGGCGCCGAAACGCAATTTGCAGGACCCGAGCCGTTTGCCGCAGGCATCAGCAGCAAGGCTGCCTACTGGTTGATCGTTGGCGTTCCAGTAGTTGCTGCCGGTGTAGCCGCACTCGCTGGAGCGGTATCGCCATTGACAGATGTTGGCGATCAGTTGCCGCTTGGGGATCATCATGCCGGCCATGTCCAGCTTGCTGGCCAGCTCCCACTGCACAATGTCGCGAGTTTCTGCAGACTTGCGATCCACGTACCAGATTTCGTCCGGAAATTTTGCGTGTGGATCGGCGCCGGATTCGCCGTCGAGGAATTTCTTCAGCGTGCGGATACGGGTGACCTTTGCACCGCCTAAGTCGTTGCCGGGTGTGACGGCGTTGGCCAGCAAAATCAAAGTGCTGATCTCGCCGCCAAGGTTAGCCACACTCAGTGTGGGCCTGGGCAGGGTACCGCTGCTGGCATAATCGAAGCCCTCGGCTTGAATTGGTAGGCGGACGTAAGAGTTGCCGTTCCACACGATGTTGCCGGTAACACTGGCGTTTACGCCGGCATGGAAGTAATAGGTGTCGCTTGTGCCGTGCAGTGTTGCATCCAGCGTCAGCTGGAACAGTTCGATGATGGCGTTAGGTGCCAGTGCAGCAAGTTCTTCGTAGACGCTGCTGATCGCTGCCCAAGTGACGGTGCCGTCGGCGATCGTGCTGCCGATGTCGGTCGGCCACGTGGGTTGCGTTGATGCACTCGTTCCAGCGACCGTGCAGCGGAAAACAAGGCCGCTGGCCTGGAGGGTGCTAGCTCGGACGATGTTGCCGACCGAGTAAGCAGTAGAGCTGGCCCAGGCGGAATAGGCCATCAGGGCTCGAACACTTGGGTGAACGTAGTTCGGATCACAGCTCGGAATGGCTGTTCGATGGATTTGCTCCACTCCGAACACAGCCACTTGTAGGAGGTGTTGCTGTCCGGTGGGGTCCAGTCGAAGGATTCGGCGCCGCCTCGGGCTTCGAGGAAAGTCTCGATTACGTCGGCGTCGTCCTCAGTGACGTTAAATTCCAGCGCCCATTCTTTGGGGTCTTGGTTGAGACCGAAAACAAGACGCTGGGAATAGCCGTCGCCGAACTGGACGCGGCGGACAGCCGGCTGGCTTGTCTTGCTGGCGCCGTACTGCGGGTCATAGTTGGGGAAGGTGGCCATTAGCGAGTACCAGCGAGGAGGCCGCCTGGGCGTTGTTGCTTGACGAGTTCGGCTTGGACGGCAGCCGAGATGACGCGGCCCAGTTGGTTGGCATTGGGGCTGTCGCCTTGTACTGTACTGCCGCTTGCGTCGACATTTACGACAACATTTGTTGTCCCACTGAGAGCGTGGTTCGGGACGATGGTTCCGCTGCTTCGCGGGACGAAGAGTTCGGGGCCGCGTTCGCCGACCATGTAGGTCGAACCAGAAGCGACCGGGCCGCCGGCTGCGCGGGCACCACCGAAAGCCCCTACTGAGAAGGAAGGGCCGCCAGCACCGAAGAAACTGCTGAAGTTATCGACCCCTCGCGGGAATATGGTGCTTCCGCCGGGCAGCA